GGTGAGGGGGATGATGCCAAGCCGGTACCGGTGGTGTTCCGTGTTCGGGGCCTGACCGCTGAAGAGTTGGCCAGGGCAGATCAGGAAGCGGATAAAAGCAAGCTGCTGGTTAAGGCGCTTGAGAAATTGGCGGGCAGTGAAGCTGAGAAGATTCAAGGCATGCTGGAAGCCTTGGGTATCAGTGAAAACTCTCCTCCGGCTCTCGCCAAGAAACTTGCACACATTGAGATGGCGGTGATCTCGCCAAAACTCAAGCGTAGCGATGTGGTTAGGATTGCGGAGGCATTTCCTACGGACTTCCTGGAGTTGTCCAATCAGATCTATGACCTGACAGGCCAGGGCAAGGTTGCCCAGGTAAAGCGCAAGCCCTCTGGAAAGACCCAGACATCCAGGCAAGCCTAGCCCTGGCGGATCGCAACAACCGGTTTCTCTTCGAGATCCGGCCTGATGTGCTTCCAGAGGGCTACTTAACGCAAACAGAAATCGCTTTGTGGGCACGTTGGTATGAAGCGCAGAGCAAGAAGTGATGTGCTATGGTTTTACAATCTGTTACACGGAGGTAATCCATGCGTCTTTTATTCCTGCTGTTAGCCACCCTTTCATTCTCCGCCGTTGCCCAGGTGTACAAGTGGACCGATGAGAACGGGAACGTTCACTTTGGAAATCAGCCGCCACCTGGTCAGCAGGAGGAAGTGCACATCCGGGAAAGCAAGACGGGATCTATGGTCACGGATAGCCAGCGAGAAATGCTTGACCAGATAGACCAGGAAAGAGCAGATCGCAGAGCTGATAACGATATTGCTTCAACGTCGCAGCAACCCCGTGCTGAATCCAGTTCGTGCCGCAAGGCGAAAATTATACTTCAAAGGTATGAGAATGAACTCGATCAGTTGCTCAGGCGCGGCTACAAGCAAAGTGAGCGGCGTGATGCGGAGGACCGCGTAACTCGCTGGGAAAGCGAAGTGGCTTACTACTGCAGCTAGAGAAAATCCTGAATCAAACAACCCTGCTTCGGCAGGGTTTTTTTATGCCCGGAGAAAACATGGCAGACCTCAAGAAAACGGTAGAGCTGATCTTCGGCGGCGTTGACGACACTGGCGGTGCCATCAATTCAGTTGGCCGTGGGCTGGATGGCCTGGTTAACAAAACCGGCAACGTGACCGGCGTTCTGGCCGATATCACGGACAGCATCGTGAAGCTGGATCTTGCTCTGGCTGCTGCTGGTGTGGGTATCACGGCCTTCGCAGTGAAGCTGTCGGATGATTTCGATACGGCCTTTGGCGAGATCGCCACCCTGATCGGGCAGCCAGCGGACAACCTCCGGGATTTTCAGGACCAGATCCTTTCGTATTCTGAGACCTCGACCGCCTCCCTGGACGCAATCACCAGCGCTACATATAGCGCAATCTCTGCGGGCGTTGATTACAAGGATTCGCTGGAACTTCTGGCTGCGGCTGAAACATTGTCCATCGCCGGCCGGGCGGACCTGGGCGAAACCACTGCCGCCTTGGTCAGCACTCTAAATGCGTTCGGCGCATCGGCAGATCAGGCCGGCGCATTCGCGGATGACTTCTTTACAACTGTTCAACTTGGCCAAACGACGATACCGGAACTGGCGTCTACAATCGGTAGGCTAGCCCCTATCGCTGATGCGGCAGGGCTTTCGTTTAAAGAGATTGGCGCAGCCATTGCCACCATTACTTCCGGAACCGGCACCAGTACCGCCGAAACTATTACTGGCATAAGGGCTGCCCTTAACTCAATTATAGGCCCGTCAAAGCAGGCAACTGAACTGGCCAATGAGCTTGGCATTGAGTTCAACGCCAGCGCCCTTGCAAGCAAGGGGCTTGCAGGTTTCTTGCAAGAGGTGACAGATAAGACTGGCGGCAACGTGACCGTTCTCAGAGAGCTCTTCGGCACGCAAGAGGCGCTTGTTCCGGTGCTTGCCTTGACTGGCGAAAACTCCGAGAGGCTTTCGGAAAGCCTTGAAAAATACGGCAGCAACGCAGGTGATGCGGTAACTGCCTCAAAGGAACTGACCAATACCCTTGGGCTGCTTGGACAAACCCTTCAGAACAACGTTAATTCAGAGCTAATCGAACTGGGCTCAAATCTCACGGACGAAACCCGCTCTGCGGTGGAGTCAATCACCAGCATCTTCAATTCCCTAGGCAATGAGATAAAGCTGGATGATGGTGCCTTTGCGCCGATTCTGGACGGCCTGGAAGGGCTTGCTCAGGACATCGATCAGAAGCTACAGGTTATTGCGGCAAGCTTCCCTGAAGCGCTTGCGGGGCTGGACTTCTCTGACCTTCTTGAATCGTTTGGTGATTTGGGCGGCGAACTCGATGATTTGTTTGTGGGCTTGTTTGGCAACGTGGATCTCTCCACCGTGGAAGGCCTGCAGTCTGCGATGCAGCGGGTGGTGGATGCGTTCACCGCGTTGGTGCAGGTCTCCAGCGGAATTGCCGAAGGGCTTGAGCCACTGTTTCAGGCCATCGGTAAAGGGATTGAGGAGTTTGAACAGCTTGATGGCACCACCAAGAAAACAGTTGGTGAGATTCTGGGTGTCGGGAAAGCGATCGATACCATTCTGCCGGCCATTGGAGGGCTGGCCGGAGGGCTGAGTAGTGTCGGTACTGGCCTGACTGCCCTCGCAGGTGCCCAGGGTTTCAAGACGCTGATCAGCAACCTGAACTCCATTAAGGCAATAGCAGCCACCACTGCTGGCAAGGGTGGTCTTATTGGGCTAGCCCTTGGCGCTGGCTATTGGGCGGGTGGAAAGCTCAACGATTGGATTGATGAAGAGTTCGGTTCCATCGGTGCCAAGATTTACGAGTACTTCAACGGTGACGAAATTAGAGCGTTGTCTGAAAGCTTCGCGCCGGCCACCGGTGAGATTAAAAAGCTGCAGGACGAAACCGAAGAACTTCGGCAGATCAGTCAGCGTTACGACGAGATGAACAAAACCCTTGGCCAGACCATGGGTTACACCACTGAAATCACAGAAGAGCAACGCCAGGAGTTCAACCGTTACGCTCAGCAGTTGGTGGACAATGCCAACAAGACTGAGGAATTCAGTGGCTCACAGCGCGGCATTACTGATGCCGTTGAAGAGCTGAACCGTCAGGTATCGGCGAGCGGTGGTGCACTTGGTGAAGTATCGAAAACCACGGAAGTACTCGCCGAGAACAACAAAACTCTTCAGCTGGGCTATGACGAAGCCACCGGCAAGATCAATTCCTTCTCCGGAACCATCGTCAAATCCGGCAATGCCATGGAGGACACTGCCAAGAAAACGGAAAAGGCGGTGGAGAAATCCGAAGAGTTCTTCATCGAGATGGAGAAGATCGCCAGCAATGAGCGAATCAAGAACATCGAGGCGAAGATCTCGCTGGACATCGCTGAAGTCGAAGCCAATGCCAAGCAGGTTGAGGCCATAGCCGACACGATCAGTGACACCTTCGAAAGCACCGGCAAGACAATTACTGATCTCTTCAGCGGTTTCGATGATGCGAGTCGCCTCACTCAGATCAGCATCAATGAACAGCTCCGCAAAGAAAACGAGTACCGCGAACAATCCCTCAATGATCAGAGCAAGCTGACTGAAGCGCAGATTGAGTACATCCGCCAGAAAACCCGGCAACTCCAGAATGGTGACGCGATGATCAAGGTTTCCGGTGATGGCCTTCAGCCGCATCTTGAGGCGCTGATGTTCTCTCTCCTCGAGGGAATCCAGGTGCGCATGAATGCGCAGGGTGAAGAGCTGCTACTGAGGCTTAACGGATGATGCTTTTTATCACTGCTCCTGAGTTCGATTTGAATGGTCTGGTGACTGTGAACAACCCAGACCCTCGTGGCCTCGCTGACTTTTCGCGGCGGGTTTCGCGCACGGCAACGCTGGATGGGGAAGCTGAGATCAATGATTTCGGTTACTCGGACGCAGACCGGGTGCTCAGCATTGAATGGACTCCTTCAAGTAAAGACCAGGTGGAGAACGTGATCCGCATGGTTAAGGCCTATGGCCGTTTGATTGTGTCGTTTGAGGAGGGGTGCTTTATCGGCGCCCCGGAAAACTATTCTGAAGCCACTGAATCCATTCGGTTGGTGGTTCTTGTTGAGAGGCGAATTGATCAATGAAACTGACTACTGCACTCCGTTCTGCAATAGCCCAACAGATCATCGCTGCTATGGCCAATGGCAGCACAGATACCCCGATGATCGAAATCTATGACGGGACCATTCCGGCCAACATGGGGGAGGCGATCACCGATACCCTGCTGGCTGAACTGGCTTTGACCAATACGGCTGCTACAGAGACCGATGGAGTGATCACCTTCGAGACCATCAGCAACGATAACTCCGCCAATAATGGAGGCGATCAGGGTTGGGCACGGGTGTTGGACCGGGACGGGGCAGAGGTTATCTACCTTACTGCAGGCGGACCAGGTGACGGCGCTGAACTTACTCTGAATACCGGTACCATCACACAGAATGGCCCGGTTGCGATTACGTCGGGGACGATTGCGATCGGGGGTGCGTGATGACTGTCAGAT